TCAATTTTAAAAACATTTCTTATTTTTGTTTTTGGATTAAGTGATCTTTGAATTTTATCAAATTTTTCTTTTTGTGTTTCGTTCATATTAATTTTTTAAAATAGCCTCAGCAACATATGTACCTTGTGCTCCTGAAACTGTTATACCTCTTGCTGACAATGCATCACCTACAAAATATATGTTAGGAAACCTAGTAAGACTTAAATCTTTATAATTAACTAAGGGTTCTGGTGATAAATATTTTACTTCGGGCATATAAATACCCCAATCACTACCTAATGTAGGGAATACTTTTTTCATATCTTCAATAAAATCTTCTATATAAATAGCATAATCACCTATAGCATCATATAAAACATCCATATTATCTACAACATAACATTTTACATAATCTCCTTCTGATGTTTTTGAAGGAACTCTATTTGATGGTGAATAAAATAATCCTTTACCCTCTATTTGTAATTTTTTAACTGCTTCTCTTGACCAATCAAATGGTTTATCAATACCTCTAATTTCCATTAATATACCAAAA